AAATGTATCGTCCAGATTATAGTATCAATAAACTTAGTCCACAAACGAGTTCTACAAGTTTGTATAATACAAACTACTATGCGATGAACTCAGACTTCAGAGTTTATGAGTGTATATACAATGGTTCTTCACCATCTAATAGTGGTGCAGGTGTCATATCTTTAGAGGAACCAACTCACACTGACTTACAACCAAGACTTGAGAGTGATGGATATATTTGGAAATATCTTTATACTATAAAACCTAGTGATATCATAAAATTTGATAGTGCTGAGTTCATACCTGTACCAGCTAATTGGTCAACCAATACTGCTGTAGCAGATGTAAGGAATGCTGCTGTTGATGGTAAGATAGAAACCGTGGTTATTGAGGATGTCACTAACGCATCATATCAATTCAACGGTACGAAGAATGCAGTGCCTATAAGAGGAGATGGATCTGACGGACTGGCATCTGTTACATTCATCAATGGTAAACCCTCTGCAGTTCAAGTCACAAATGGTGGTAGTGGATATTCCTTTGCTACGTTGGATCTTGATGATGTGGTAACTGGTAGTGGTGCCTCATTCTCTGTCATTGTGCCCCCACCTGGCGGTCACGGTGCTGACATATACAGAGAACTAGGTGCAAACAAAGTTCTTGTATACTCAAGAATAGAGAATAGTGATGTTACTAACCCCGATTTCCCAACAGGAAACCAGTTTGCAAGAATAGGAATCATAGAAAATCCACAGCAATTTGGAAGCACTGATTTACTCACTGCTTCTTCTGCTTCGGGAGTATATGGTTTGAGACTTGCTGGTGCTGCGACTACAAGTATGTCTGTGGCAGTTGATGGTGATGTAACTCAAACAGTGGGTGTAGGGTCTACTGCTATTGGTAAAATAATAGGATATGATCCTGTAACTAAATCATTGCAGTATTGGCAAGACAGATCCGTTGCTATAAATGACTCCTCAGGTAATAAACCCACTTACGGATACAAACTAAATAGATTTACTGCAACACCTGCAACTGGTGGTTCTGCGAATATAATCGTCAAAACCACAGGAGGAACAGAAACCTTATCTATAGATACTGGTTTTACAGGAGTTTCAACCACAGTGAACTCAAGAACATATTATTTTGGTCAGACATATAACAGTGGACTTGCTAATCCAGAGATCAAAAAATACTCTGGTAACATTATCTACATTGATCAAAGACCAGAAGTGACTAGAGCAACTAACCAACGTGAAGATATTAAAATTATCTTAGAATTCTAATAAGATGCCTCAGAACACCAACCTAAACGTCAGTCCATATTTTGATGATTTCGACTCGTCGAAGAATTTCAATCGAGTCTTATTCAAACCTGGCAGTCCAATACAAGCTAGAGAACTTACCACACTACAATCTATCTTACAAAGTCAGATAGAAAAGTTTGGTAAACATATATTCAAAGAGGGATCGATGGTGATTCCTGGTGTATTCAAATACGATGCTCAATATACTTCTATAAAAGTAGAATCTACATTCTTTGGTGTTCCTGTAGAACTCTATTATGATAAGTTAGTTGGTGTAACAATACAAGGCAAGACATCTGGCATCACTGCAAAAGTTGTAAAAGTATTATCATCATCAGATTCCATAACCAATAATACAACTTTATTTGTAAAATATGAAAAAAGTTCTGATGATTATTTGTCTGAACAATTTTTAGATGGTGAAACACTTACAACACTAGCAGACATTACTTATGGTGTAACAACCATATCAAATGGATCTGATTTTGCTACAACCATAGGTTCAAACTGTGCCTCAATAGGTTCATCTTTCACTATCACTAGAGGTGTATTCTTTGCAAGAGGAGTGTTTGTAGAGGTAAACCCAGAGACTATTATACTTGATCAGTACACAAATCTACCATCATATAGAGTAGGATTCAATGTTAAAGAGGAAATTATCACTGCTGTTGATGATAACAGTTTATATGATAATGCTGCTGGATTCTCCAATTACACTGCTCCTGGTGCTGATAGGCTCAAGATTAGTTTATCACTTATTAAGAAAGAACTAACAGATTTTCAAGATGAAAACTTTATTGAATTGCAACGTCTTGATACTGGAGAAACCAAAAAAATTATAGAGACAACTCTCTACGCAGAGTTAGCAAAAGAATTTGCAAGAAGAACATATGACGAGAGTGGTGATTATTTTGTTACTAAATTTGATCTTGAAGCAAAAGAGTGTTTGAACGATAGACACTCTGTGTTTGGAACATTCTTCCCTGAAGGAAAAACTGATGAGGGTAATGTACCAACAAAAGATCTATTGAATATAAGAGTCGGTCCTGGTAAAGCATACGTCAAAGGATACGAAACTAAATCAGTAGGGTCAAATTATATTGACGTACCAAAACCAAGAACAACAAGATTAGTAGAATCGTCTGCTGTTCCTTTTCAAGCTGGTAATAGACTAAGACTGAATAATGTCTTTAGTTCTGCTAGAATCAATTTGTCTGCTGCTACATCAGACTTTCTTGATTTACGAAGTGCCAGATTAGGTTCTACTAAATCTAATGCAGCAGGTAATTCAATAGGGAGGGCAAGAGTATATGACTACAAGTTGCAGAATGCAGGTTATACGGGAGATAGCAGTGTGTTTGAGATATTCTTATTTGATATCCAAACAGATACAGAACTTACAATAAATCAAGCACACACAATAGCACTACCTGCAGTTATAGAGGGTAGGAATAGTGGTGCAAGAGGTTTCTTACGAACTGCTGTGTCAAATAGCACAACTGTTACTCTGAATCAAGTGTCAGGTAAATTTATAAATGATGAGCAAATTATAATCAATGGTAATATTAATGGTAGGGTGATAACTGCTATTAGTGAATTCGATTTAGGTGATGTCAAATCAATTAGGTCTACAGCAGCTGGTAGAACATTTGCTGCTGATGTGCTTCTAGAACCAAAGAAAGACTTTACAGGTAGATCATTTAGTATCACCAGTGGTGGAGTGGTGACAAGTGGTACACCAGGTTGGGTGTCCAACTTCAAGGTTGGTGATGTTATATCATACAAACGTGGAGGTATCACTGATATTACTTTCAACGTGGTAAGTGCTGTAAGTGCAACAAATAATAATGTGACTGTGGTGGCAGCACCTAATACTATATCAGGTATATGTCACAAAGCTCTTCCAAGTTCTACCACAACTGTCAGTGATCTAAAAATCGTTACAGGTAAACTAAGAGATTCTTCTAGTGGTTTCTTATATTCAGAACTAGCAAATACAAACGTTGAATCATTAGATCTTACAACTTCTTTATTACAAATAAGAGTTGAAAATACAGGTCAATCAACAAACGGTAGTGGACAGATGGATCTACCATCTCTATCAGGAACAGATTTAGTATATGCACCTTTTGATGAAGAAAGATATACGATTGTATACTCTGATGGATCTGTTCAGCAATTGACATCTGATGAAGTAGTTCTAACAGGTGGTGGTAAAGGGGTTACCATATCTGGTCTTACTGCTAGTCAATCAAGTGTGGTTGTACATAGTACTCAACAAAAATCAAAAGTAAAATCAAAACAAAAAACACTTGTACGTGAAGCGACTAAAATAATAACTGGTTCAAGTAGAAGTAATTCTGGTATCACCACAGGTTTACAAGATGGATTGACACCAAGTGATATTTTTGGAAAACGTGTACAGGATAGAGAGATATCTCTTGATGTTCCTGATGTTGTAAATATCGTTGCAGTTTTTGAGTCATCTGGAATTGGAGATGCATCCATACCTAACATGACACTCGGATCATTTAATGGACCTAATGGCAACAATACCGATGTCATAGTAGGTGAGATTGGTGTAGGTAAAAGTTCTGGTGCTGCAGCACAAGTTCTTTCAAGAAATGGAACTACGAAGGTTGATGTACTATTCAAAAATCCATCCGCTTTCCAAGAGGATGAAGAAGTATTTTTTGAAGAGAGTGGAGTAAGAGCTGTACTTTCAAATGTAAACTCTGGCGATCCTAATATTAGAAGTAACTTTATTTTAGATACAGGACAGAGAGAAGAATTCTATGACTATGGAAGACTTGTTCGTAAACAAGGATTTCCCGAACCACAGGGTAGATTGACTGTTTACTTTGACCATTATGTTATAAACTCTGAAGACTCAGGTGATATACTCACTGCTAATAGTTACACAAAGGATAACTTTGACTCTGTTCCAGCATTTGACAATATCCGTAACACTGATGTTATTGATCTAAGACCTAGAGTAGCAGCATACACAGGTAGCAGATCACCATTTGAATTTGACTCTAGAGATTTCAGTGGTGGTGGACAATCACCATCAGTCTTGGTTTCTGATGAGAATATAACGTTTGATTACAATCACTACCTTGGTAGGATAGATAGATTGTTCCTCAACAGAGATGCTACTTTCACTGTTCAGCAAGGAACACCTGCTGTAAGACCAGTAGAACCAGAGACTATATCCGAGTCATTTGAACTCGCAAAAATAGAGTATCAACCATATGTTTATGATGCAAAACGTGAGGTAACAATCACCTTCCGTGCTAATAAACGTTACACTATGAAAGAGATTGGTGCTCTGGAGAATAGAATAGAAAATATAGAGGTAGTTACTGCACTTTCTTTACTTGAAAATAAAACTGATAGTTTAGTTATTACAGATCCTACCACAGGTCTTGACAGATTCAAGAACGGATTCGTCGTAGACCCCTTCAACAACTTTGATGTTGCTGATAAAACAGTTCCATTCCTAAAGTACGATATCAATGAGGGAAAACTCACACCAAGAAAACACTCAGATTCTATCGATTTGCTTATCGGTTCTGCTAGTGTTGTGGGTACTAATGGCACTCCAGATCTTTCAGTCGATCCCAGATACGCCACCGATTTAGGATCACCTAATATTAAAATGACTGGTGATTTAGTTACCCTAAATTACGAAGAAGTTTTAGATAGATCCCAACCTTTCGCAACAAGAGTAGAGAATATAAACCCTTATATGATGAGGAGTTGGAATGGTAATCTTACACTAAATCCAGAGTCTGATATATTTACCGAAAGAGTTTTTGAGGTGCAAGATGACGGTATAGGATTCTCAAATGATATTATCATTGATGAGGAATCAATACCAAATATGAGAGAGCAGAACATAGCGTTTACTGCCACTCGATTAAAACCTGGTACTAATCACTATAACTCATTTGCTGGTGAGGATATGGTAGAAAATAATATTCGCACCATACCAAAATTACTTGAAGTGACACCAGTACAAGGTGCTTTTCAGATAGGTGAAACAGTTCGTGGTATTTCAGTATCTACTCAAAATACCAGTCAAGGTGCAGATCTAAGATTTAGATTAGCAGCACCTAATCATAAAGACGGACCTTTCAACGCTCCTACAATTACATTCCTAACAAACCCATATGCACCAAATGTAGGTCTATCATCTGCTTATTCTGAGACCACAACTGTATTGAATGTTGATATACAGTCATTGAACCAGAAGTCAGATGGAAACTTCTTTGGGTTTGCTTTGGTTGGCATGACACTTGTTGGTGAGACAAGTGGTGCTGAAGCAACAATCAGTCAGATAAGACTCATAACAGATGATCTAGGTGCACTACTTGGTTCGTATTACATACCACCAAGCAGATTTGAGAACGGTACAAACACTGCGTTGCTATCAAGTCTAAGACCACAAGATAATTTTCCTGGCTTGAACTTCTCAAGAGCTGCAGCAGATCACTTTTCTGAGGGTACATTGATAACAAATACTACCCTTGAAAGAACAGAGCCAGCACCTCCTGTCATACCAGAACCTGTTATATTCAATATTACTAACGTTACAAATAATATAACAAATGTACAGAACACCGTCATCAATCAAGTTCAAGAAGTAGATGATGACCCACTAGCACAAACATTCCAAGTAGAGGAAAATCCTGGTATCTTTATGACATCAGTAGACTTCTTCTTTGCTACTAAGTCTGAAACTATACCTCTAGATGTGAGAGTTGTAAATGTGGTCAATGGATATCCATCTAGAAATATTGTCAAGAATGGACAAGTGG